TCTCGGGCTTCTAGGCGTTGCACCCCCGAACGGGCTGTCAACCGGGCCTTGCACTTTGGGAAGGCTTCAAAATAGCACGCTTCCATTGTTTTTGTGCCCATTGCCCTGAGTTCACAGTAATGCAAATGGTTCTCGGTCATTTTTGCCATGATGCCAAAAAATGTAAGCGCCAAGTAATGAATTAAGCAAGCACCAAATTCAACACTGGGTTTGTCTGGTTTGCTGGCAAAAAGGCCCAATTTTCGCCGCCGTTTTTGAGCCTGAAAGCTCGCAACCAGCAAACCAGTGTTTTGCTGGACCTTTAATGCAGAATCAGGAAAAATCGTGTCTCAACTTATTGAGACTCCTTCTCTTCTCGCACGCGTTAGATAGGATCGTATCTGGTTTGCTGGCAAAGTGTGTGTTTTACCAACAAGTTACAGAATTCCATTTTTACCCTCATTTTTGCCGTTGAAACTTTTGCCCCCATTTTTGCCGTTGAAACCAAACAAATGGACAGAAATACACTTAAAAAAGCCCAAATCTCTGCCAGCAAAAACTTCCGCCAGCAAGGGGGTTTTTTGCTGGCTGGCAGAAAACTCCCGCCAGCAAACCAGCAAAACACCTGAAACTTTTTGCCAGCGACACAAAATTTTTCTTCAAAATTTTCAAATAAACGCATTGACTTTGCCAAGCCTAGCTAGCACAATCTGCCCAAGAATGAAGCTAGGGAAATATAAGTTTGCGGTATCGCTTGACCCGTTGACATACCTTGAACCACACCACTTGCAAGAAGCATTTGAAGTGTCCGGCGGTTTACTTCTTTGGAAGGTATCACGGCAGGGGGCGCGCAAAAACAGGCTTGCCGGTTGTTATTCGGCCAAAGTGCCGACCGTTTCTTTTGAAGGCAACCCTTTGCCCATTGCTGAAGTTGCTTACACCGTGCAAACTGGTAAGTTCCCAAATGGCGAAGTGATTCATTTGAATGGTGACACAAGCAACGTCTCAATTTCAAACCTCCACGTCATTCCTGAGCATGTCACAACTTAAATTCTTTGGGGGTGATCCATCCGCGAAAAGTAAGTTCAAGTTTGTTTCGCCCCTTCAATGTTCAACGTTCCAAGGGTTCTTTGAAACCCAACTTTGGGCACCCGTCCGGCTTGCACTGACTGAAACTCAATACCGGGCACTTGGAAAGGATGAACGGAAACTTGCCAAATGGGTTCGATACTTCACGCCGGGGGCTTTCCGTGAATGCGAATCCGGGAACCTATACCCGAAGAACAATGAAAACGTTGAATCAATTTCCCTTATATGCATCGACATTGACACGGCAACCGAAGCCCAACCCATTTTTGAAAACCCAAAATTGCTTTGGGAAATGCTGGATGGCTTCAACTTCGTTGTTTATACAACTCTCAACCACAGACCTGAAGCCCCCCGCCTTCGTGTCATTGTGGAAGCTTCGGGATTTGAACCCGCTTTATATGCCGAAGCATCAAACTTTATCGCCGGAAAGATCGGGCTTCCAACCCTCAACAAGGAATCCCAAATCCCAAGCCAAGCCATGTTCCGGCCAACCGTCTTTGCAGACAGTGACGGAAACCCGGTCTTGTTGCACAACCTTAAAGGGTCACCCCTTGCCCCGGAACACTTCCAAGGCCAAACAACCCTTTTACCAAAAGCTTTGCAGACCAAAGCGAAAGAAGGGAACATTTTAGAAGGGCTTGAATTCCTTCAACCCATCATTGAGGGGATCACCCTAGGGGATGCCGCCGAAGCATTAAACCATGTCTCCCCGAATTGTTCCATGCACGATTGGATTCGTTGTGCAATGGCCTTGCGTCACCAATTCCCGGATCAAGATGATGAAGCCTTTCAGGTTTATGATTCTTGGAGTTCCGGCGGGGCAACTTATGAAGGGACGGAAAAGACCCGTTACCGTTGGGAACACACAAGCCCGAACACTTTCACGCGGCTTCCAACCACGATCAAAACGCTTTTCAAGTTGGCCAAAGATGCCGGTTGGGATGCCAGCGAAAAAGAAGAAGATCGGTTTCAATACCTAAAGAGTTGGATTCACGCCCAAGGGCGGATTGGTGAACTGGTTGAACCGGGCTTGCAGAAAATAGCCGCTTCGCCATTGCTTACTTCAGTTTACGAAGAAGCCTTGATTGCCGAACTTGTGAAGGCGGCAAAGAAGCTTGGGTTCAATGCCACGATCAGCAAAATGGGCAAACGCCTTCGGGCATTGAAGGCATTGATCCGGGATCGGCAGTATAAGCAAGAAGAAGCCGAACGGGGAACGCCGGATTGGGTCAAGGGGTTGATATACATTTCAAAGCTTGAAGTGTTTTACCGTTACCAGACCGGTGAACAGGTTTCCCGATCATCGTTCGATTCCACTTATGCGAAAATGCTTTTGCCGTCTGAGCGGGAGCTCGAAGAACGGGGGGATACTTCCCGCCAAGCCAAGAACACCCCAACGATTCGACCTCAAGATTTCGTTTTGAACGAACTGCAAATTCCTTGCGTGTATGATGATTGTTATGACCCGTTGAACCCGGATGACCATATCAGCACAAAAGGCGGCGTTCGGTTTGCGAACACTTACCGGCGAAGCTACGCAACCCCAAAGCCGGGCTTGGCCAAGGAACACGGGCAGATTCTGAAGAACCATGTTGCTTTGTTAATCGCTGAACCCGAATACCAAAGACAATTACTTGATTTCATTGCCTTCATGGTTCAGCATCCGGGGCGGAAAATCCGTTGGGCGTTCCTGATCCAATCGGCACAGGGCAACGGCAAAGGGTTGATCGCAAAAGCCCTTCGGGGCGTCTTAGGCCGGGGCAATATCAAGACCGTTGACCCGGAAGCAATCTTTAGCCAATGGAACGATTGGGCTTACGGAACGCAACTTACAATCATGAATGAAATCCGGCTTACCGGGCATTCACGGCATGACGTAATGAACAAGCTGAAGGAACCAATTGCAGATGATCACGTTTCAGTAAATCAACGATTCCGGGACAACCGCGAAGTTGAGAACTTTACAAATTACTTGATGTTCACAAACCACCGTGACGCCCTGGCATTGGAACAACGGGAACGGCGTTATTTCGTGGTTTTCTCACCCCTTCAGACGGACAAGGACATTGAAGCATTGAACCAATCTGAGAAGCTTCAACCACTGCAAGACCTTGTTGATGGGGGCGAATTTGGCGGAGTTCGGGCATTCTTTGAAGAATGGGAAATCAGTTCGGACTTTTGCCCCAACTCACCCCCGCCAAAAACTGCTTACTTTGCAGAGATGGCCAAAGTCACAAAGTCCGAAATGGAAACGGTGTTTGATGAAATCATTGCCGAAGGTGACAACCCAATGATTAAAGGTGATCTTCTTTCGGCTTCGTCATTGCTTGCCATGCTGAACACCGAACTTCCAAAATCAGTTTCGGCCAAGGCGTTGAACCAGTTACTTTCAAGTAAGAACTTCAACTATGTTGGGCGGCAAACTATCATGGGCGAACGTCATCAAATTTGGGTCAACCGCAATGCTGATTTCTTCCCCTTTGATAACGATGATTTTGAAGCAATCTTCAAGGAACGCATCCGGGTTGCTGAACAACTGGAAGAAGCAAAAGATTTATTATGACACCAACAACATTCAAAGAAGCAAACACAACATTTGGCCCGCCGGAAGGTTATGCCGAAGAACAAGTTCACTCAATCCAAGCTTTTGTTGGGCAAGTGAAAACCGGTTCTGTTGATGGGGCCAACCAGATAATAACCGCTTGGCAACCTAGCGTTCAAGACATCGAAAACATGATTGCGGGTAAGCCAATATACCTTTCGTGCTTAGGTGTATTGCCCCCGCATTTTCTCACAACTGATTTTGAACAAGCTAGGAACCCGGCATGAAGAACAACCAAGACAAAGCACTTGAACAACTCATTAAATCGCACCCTGAATTTTCCAAGATGCTTGACCAATGCAATTCCCGGCAGCAACGCCGGAAGCTAATCCGTGACATTAAAAAGCGGATACAGTCTCGCGCAAAATCAATGAAAGATGGCCAAGCCGAATAAAGCATTTTTGAAGGCAAAGGGTTGTGTTGGCAAAGTCCAATACAAGTCAAAGAAAGACGCTTTGAAAGCAATCAACGGTCTTCACAAAGCGGCAGGTTATCAAGGCAATCTTCACCCTTACCGATGCCAATTTTGCGGGAAATATCACTTCGGACATAAAAGGGCTTGACCGAAAATCAAAAAACTGTTTTCTTGTTGCCATGCTCAAAAATGACTTTGGGCAGCAACAAGAAAACAGTAAACCAGTAACCAGAAATTACCATGTCATTGAAGCAACAAGCACAAGGGCGGCAAGACGCCCATAAGATTGATCCCCGGATTCTCGAAGTGGAAAAAGGTTTTAACTTTCGCCAAATCAACACGGCATCCGATGAAAACCAAGCGTTGAAACAATCCATCCTTGCCAACGGGGTTCAAAAACCGCTTACCGTTGAAACGGTCAAACGTGACGGCAAAGAACGTTATTTTATCCGGGACGGTGAACGCCGTTGGCGTATGACCATGCAAGCCATTGAAGAAGGGCACGAAATTGCAACCGTGCCGGTGATTGGCGTTAAGCTTTCCGAAGAAGAACGGGTTCTTCACGTCTTCATTTCAAACGATGGGGTTCGGTTGAACCAGATTGAGCAAGGCGAAGGTTTCAAGCGGCTTGTGAACTTCGGTTGGTCTGAAGAAAAGATTGCCGAAAAAACAGGCATGGCGGTTCAGCATATCAAGAATTGCCTCGAACTCCATGCCTTGCCTGTTGACTGCAAGAAAGCGGTCTTCGCCGGTCAAATTTCGTCTTCGCTTCTTCTCGAACTGAACCGGGAATCTAAGGGTGACGAAAAGGCTTTGAGGGATCGTTTGAAGTCTGAAATTGCCGAAGCTAAAGCAAGCGGCAAAACCAAAGTGACCAAGAAGCAAACGGCCAAGAAAGCAAACGGCAAAGACAAGAAAAGTCAGAAGCCCGGCAAGGCAAAACCAACTATTAGCCCGGAAGATTACAAGGCGGCTTTTGAAATGATCCCCGAATTTCCGAAATCCGTTCGGGAAGCCTTCCGGGATTTCCTCAACAACCAATTCCAAGTTGGGCCGAACGCCTAACATGAACCCTTACCTTAAAGCCTTCCTGATTGTGCTTCCCATTTGGTTTTCTTATTGGGCCGTGGTTTGCATAGTTGGATTACTGTAAAACTAACCATCAATTAAATATGAAACTGATTAACCAAGCATTCATTCTTGCCGCCCTTTGTGAGCAAGTCAAAACCGTGGGGTGTTCATTCAACTTCCCGCTTCAGCAACGCCCGGACGGGACTATTCCGAAAAAGTCACAAGGTAAGGTTTATACTTACATGACCTTGCTTGATCTTGAACCCGGCCAAGATGTTATCGTTGAAACACCTGATGGCCTTTCGGTTGCTCAAGTTGTCGAAGTTCACGACACGGCCCAAATTGACCCGGAAGCCCCGTTTCAATACAAATGGGCGGTTTCTACTTCGGCCCGTGATTGCCGCCAAGAACGAACCCGCATTCACGAAGTTGTTCAGGATGCCTTTGACCGCATGAGCGAAGGACAAGAACGGAAACGCCGGGAAGAATCTCAACGCCGTATCCGCCAAATGCTTCAACTTGAAACCGGTTTCCGAATCGACTTCGGCACCCGTGGTAAACTGGATGTTCCGGCGGAAGGTTCTGAAGAATAAGCTTTGCCCTTGGAACGCTTCAAGCACGGCCCCCGGCTTGACGGGATAGACCGGTAATAGCTGTCCCGGTAGTTCCAAGGGTTCCACCTTTAAAACCATTTTGCTATGAAAGACAAAATTGAACAAGCCCGAACCATTTTGGTTGAAGCTTACCAAGACACACGGGAAAAGTTTCCGGTTGGTTCGCAAATCAACATCAAGAAGGGCAAAGGCGTTTCAAACATGACTGTAAAAAGTCATTTGGAACCAGATGAAATTGAATCCCTTGAGGATGTTTATTTTGTCCATGCCGAAGCCAGTTCGGGCCGTGTTTTCAAGTCCGATACTCGCAAGCATATTCTCGCCAACGAACCGGCGGATGAAGACTTGCTTTAACCTTTTAACTCAAACCAGCAATCAAGCTAAACAGTAATGAACAAACAAGAAAAACAATACACGGTTGATCGGATCAACCAAATCATGTCTTCAAAGGGGCCAAGTTGCGAATGCAAACCACCTTCTTTAAAAGAGCATATCCGCCGGGCAGTTTTGAAAGGCGAACTTCAGTTCAAACCAATCGCTGAAGTCCAAGAAGTTATGTCCAAAGAAATCACCGGTTCAGGAAAACGTTGGGGCAGCATCAACGATATTGACATTGAAGATGTTTTTGAACAGCCAAGTTCTTTCAAAGTTGCAAAAATGCAATATGATGAATCGGTTGCTTTGAATAAAGAAGCACAAATCCAATGGGAACGCAAATTTAATGCAATCATTGACCGGGTTTGGTTGAATGAGTTCCAAAACGGGAAGCAAGCAATTGCTGAAGCTTCAGAAATCACTTTTTAACTCAAACCAGCAATCAAGCTAAACAGTAATGAAAACCAAATACACCATAGAACAAAACCTTGAGCGTATCGCAAATGCACTTGAGGAAATTGCAAACAGCGGCGTTCAATTGCCGCTTCAGTTCGCCCCTGTAGGCGGGCAGACAAAGGAACCGGCTAATGGTTCGGAAGTCACTGCCGAAGAACCCAAGACCGTAAGCGAACCACCCACCGAAAAGCCGAAGGCTAACCCGAAGAAGGAAACGCCAAAAGCCGAAACCCTGGCCAAAGATGTAACGGCGGAAGACCTCCGAACGGTTGCAACTTACATGATCAAGCGCCCCGATTCCGAAGGCGGATCATTAAAGCCGCAATTCCAAGCTGTCTTGGCCGAATTCAAAACCGAATCAATCACGAAGTTTGACGGTGACAAAGCCGCCATGCTGAAGCGTTTGGAAGAAGAAGCGGGCAAGACCCTTGCCGATCTTCAAGGCTAACAATTTGGGCGTTAGAAGGCTAAACTGCCGTGCCCGGCATCCTGCAAAGGTGTAAGACCGGGAAAGCCCTAACACTGCCAATCATGGAAGACACAACACCAATGCCGTTTGGTAAGCACAAAGGTAAGCCGATGCAGGATGTTCCCGCCGGTTATCTTCATTGGCTTTACCACCAAGAAGACTTTGACCGCCAATCGGAAATCGGGCTTTATATCAAAGAAAATCTTCACGCCTTGAAAATGGAAAACGAAGATTTGATTTGGGAAGAATAGCCCCAACCAACTAAACCAGTAAACAGAATATGAATAATCAGCATTCAATTTTAGCCCCATCCGGGGCAAAGCGTTGGGTTCATTGCCAAGCAAGCCCGATCTTCATTGAAGCCAACCTTGACCGGCTTCCAAGTGACGAAAGCGAATATGCCGCCGAAGGAACTGAAGCCCATGATTGGGCGGCAAACATCCTCAACGGTCTTAACTCAATTGACGAAATTCCCGTTGAAGAAATGCGGGAATGCGTTGGTGATTATCTTCAGCTTTGCGAAAGCCTGAAAGAATCAGAACATTACAAAGGGGCAACCAACTTCGTTGAAGAAAAAGTTCCCTTGTTCTACCGGCCCCAAGACAAGGGCACGATTGACTTTGCACTGATTCGGGATGACAAGGTTTATATCCTTGATTTGAAATACGGCAAAGGCGTTCCAGTTGAAGCGAAGGACAATTATCAAATGGCAATTTACGCCCTTTCGGTGATTCAAGAATACGAAGCGATTCACGATTTCACCGATGAAACGCTTGTCACAATGACGATATTTCAACCCCGTTGCTTTGAAGGAACACCAACTAAAATTTGGGCCGTGTCTTTGAAGGAACTTCGTGAAGGCATCGGCACGGAAATTCTTCAAGCTGCCGCAAACATCCAAGAAACGATGAAACGCTTGGAAGCAAAGCAACCGGCGGATCGTTTGCCTTTTGCCCCCGAAGCGGAAGGGGCTTGCCGGTTTTGTCTGGCAAAGCATATTTGCAAAGCCCGTGCCGAACATGCCCAATGTGAATTCGATCAAGAGGGGTTGAACGCCGTGGCAATGCTCAATGATGAATCCATCCGGGAAGGTGAACTTGCAGTTCCCGAAGGATCGGTTCCAGCGTTCCCGCCGTTCGAGTCTTTGACCGATTCACAAATTGCTTGCATTGCCGAACACGGCCCGGCGGTTATCAAGTGGATCAACGAAGTCATTGGCGGGGCACAAGGGGCTTTGGAATCGGGCCGTCAAATCAATGGCTTGAAACTTGTTCAGGGAAGACCCGGCAACCGCCGTTGGGCGGATGAAGAACACGCCGAAAAATTCCTTAAAGGTCAAAAGGTTTCGGCTAAGGACTTGTTCAAGAAATCCCTTGTTTCACCGGCACAAGCCGAGAAACTTTTGAAGGGCAAGGAACTGACAACGAAAGCCAAAAACATTTGGGCAACGCTTATCACTCAATCTGAAGGTAAACCAACTTTGACGATTGATAATGACCCCCGCCAAGCGTTGAATACCGGGGCAGATGCTTTCGAAAACATCGAAGAAGTCCCAGATGGAGACCTTCTATAGTTGCCGTGAGTGAAACTTACGATGACTATGATATTTATATTGAACCATATCGGTTCAATAAACCGCAAACCAGTAAAAAGAAAATGAGCAACAAAATCCACCTCAAGAACGTTCGTTTGAGCTTCCCGGCCCTTTTCAAGCCGTCTCAAATGAAACAAGCCGATGGTTCAATGTCCGATCCCAAATACGGGGCAGCATTGATCCTTGATAAGAAGGTCAACGCAAAGGACATCAAAGCAATTGAAGCCGCAATTGCCGAAGTCGTTAAAGAAGAATTCAACGGCAACATGAAAGTGTTGAAGGGAACTTGCCTTCGTGATGGCGAAGAAAAGACCAACGATGACTGCACCTATAAGGACGGTTACGGCCCGGAAACCATGTTCGTTTCTGCCAGTAACAAGAACCGCCCCCAAGTTGTTGACCGCAACCCGAAGATTCCGCTTGTTCCCTATGATGGGAAGCCTTACGCCGGTTGCTACGTCAACGCTGTGATTAGCCTTTGGCCGCAAAAGAATACCTTCGGAAAGCGGGTCAACGCCAATCTTCTTGCAATCCAATTTGTCAAGGATGGCGAACCGTTTGGGGAAACCCGTGTTAACCCTGAAGAAGAATTTGAATCGCTTGAAGATGATTCTTCAAGTGACGAAGACCTTCTTTAATCGGCTGCATGGAACCGGGGTTTCCGCATAAATACTTGCTCAAGCCGGTTGCGGAAAAAACCCGGTTAAAGAACATTGCGATGGGCGTTTGTGTCTCATGGGGATGCAAACGCCCATCTTCCCCCGAAACTAGGCATTACCGTTGTGCAACGTGCCGATCACGCTTGCACCGATTAAGAAACCCAAAGCGGTATGTCTTTGATATGATCCGGGATTCCGCCCGAAAACGAAACATCCCGTTCCTTTTGACCTTTGCGGAATTGCTGGAATTTGACAAACGAACAAATTATTTTTCCCGCCGTAACGGGCAAGACCCCGAAGGCTTAACAATAGATCGAATTGACCCTTCAAAGCCATACCAAGCAGATAACATCCGGGCTTTGAAATGGATCGACAATTGCAACCACACACTTGAAGGCATGAAAGAACCTTGGGAACCAATAGCCCGCGAATTGGCCAAAGGGCAAGGCAACGAAAAAAGCTTTTGGGCATACAAAGAAGAAGCACTTGCCGTTCTTGCCAAGGTTTTGAAGTTGATCGAAGCACAAACTTTGAATGAAGATGAAAACGAAGAAGACCCATTCTAAACCTTGGTCTTTTGACCTTTGGAAGTTCCGGTTCAGCAAGCCGCTTTACAAAAAACCAACTTGGGGTTTCATGCTTCAGAATGTTGAAGATTACGCATTTGAATTCGGCTTTGTCTGCCCTAAATTCGTGGTTCAGTTAAGCGCAAAGCCGGTTACTTCCATCCATGTTGTTATCACGGCGGGAAGCTACAAAGAAGAAATGATATGGCTTTAACTCTATCGCTTGATTACGAAACTTATTCAGACCTTGGCGGCGAGGGCTTGAAGGGATTTGGGCAATACCGTTACGCTTGTGACCCTTCAACGGAAATTCTTTGTTTGGCCATTGCTGAACATGACAAAGAACCGGCCCTTTGGCTTTGCAACCGAAAAGACAATGCCGAAGCAATGCGATTGCTGGAACTGGCATCAAAAGGCGAAGCAATTATTTACGCCCACAACGCCCCGTTTGAAATCGCTATCACCAAATACCTTTGGGAAAAAACATTCGGCATCCCGGCCCCCAAACTGGAACAATGGCGTTGCACCGCCGCTTTGTGCCGCCGTGCCGCAATCCCCCATTCGCTTGAAGCTGCCGGGGATTTTCTGAACCTTGAGACGGTTAAAGACAAACGGGGCAAGCAATTGCTGAATAAATTCAGTCAACCCCGTAAGCCAACCAAGAAGGATCCCCGAACCCGGATCATGCCGGATGATGAACCGGAAGAATTTTACGCCCTTGGGGAATACTGTCTTCAAGATGTTCGGGTTGAAAAACTGATCCATGAAAAGCTTGCCCGGTTCGAGTTGGAAGGGATCAACCTTCAGGCTTTTCAATTTGATCTCCGAATGAATGAAAGGGGTGTTCCTGTAAACACTGAAGCCCTTTCAGTCACCAAAGAATTTGTTGATGAATACGACGAACGTTTGACGGCCCGGTTCCGCGAAATCACCGGGTTAAACCCAACCCAAAGGGACAAGGTTCTTCAGTGGCTTCAAAAAGAAGGCTTCCCCGGAAAGAACATGCAAGCGGCAACGGTCGAAAAAGTATTGGGGCAAGACCCAAGTTCTTACGGGTTTAGTCAACTTGGTTATGAAGCCCTTGAACTTAAATCTTATGTTGGCTTTGCCGCCTTGAAGAAGGTCAACACCATGTTGAATGCTGCTTGCCCGGACGGGCGGGTTCGGGGAACGCTCATGTGGTCAGGGGCAATAAGAACCCATCGTTGGGCCGGGCGGATCATACAACCACAAAACTTCCGCCGTCCAACGGTCAACAACACTGATTGCATTTATTCTTTAATTCAGGAAAACGATTTTAGCACGGTTCGGGCACTTCATTGGGAACCACTTGAAGCAATCGCTTCTTGCATTAGGCATTTTATTCAGAACACCGAAGGGCAATTTCTTGATGCTGACTATTCGGCAATTGAAGCCCGAATTAACCCTTGGCTTTGCGGGGCCGAATCAAAACTTGAGTTGTTCCGAAAGAAAGCCCCGATTTATGAACGGATGGGAGCAAGGATTTTTGGCAAGACCGTTGAAGAAGTCATTGCCAAAAAGAAATCGGAAATTTGGCGGTTCGTTGGCAAGCAAGCCGAATTGGGTTGCGGTTACAACATGGGGGATGCCAAGTTTCAACAGACTTGCGCAAACTACGGGCAAGACATTTCTTTTGAGCTTGCACAAAAAGCCGTCAAAGCATGGCGAACGGACGAAACCAATATTGCGATTGTCCGGGCATGGAAGACCATTGACCAAGCTGCCAAGCAAGCGATCCTCAACCCCGGAAAAGTGTTTTGGGGAACCAAGAAACTTGCGTTTCAAGTTACCAACCGATGTGGCTTTCCAGCACTGGTTCTAAAGCTCCCATCCGGCCATTGTTTAATTTATCCCCGGCCCCGCGTGCTCCCAGTTTTGAAGAAGTTTCGCGATAGCGAATATGAGACGGAGGAAATTCAGTTCTGGGGTAAAGTCAGCACTGCAAGTGGGGGCGAAAAATGGGGCTGGGTTTCTACTTACGGCGGCAAACTTCTGGAAAATGCAACTCAAGCCGTTGCGGGCGATGTTATGACGCATGGTGCTTTAGTTGCGGAAACACGGGGCTTTCAAATTTTCATGCTTGTGCATGACCAAGCACTTGCAGAAAGGTTGAAAGGGCAAACACCGGAAGCATTTGCTGCCGCTCTTTGTGAGTTGCCCGATTGGGCTGAAGGGTTACCCATTGAAGCCGAAGCTGCCATTCAACCTTATTACGTGAAAGACTGATGTTCGATCTAAAACAAGGTGATTGTTTAGAACCGTCGATTTATCGGTTTCGAGAAAGAACCGAAGTATTTTGAAATGGCTACAAAACGCATTCAAGAAGCTTGCGGATTATAGGTTGACAACCTAACAAAATTTTGTTTCTTTGCTTTTATGAAACCATTTCCAAACATGCCAAAAGTAACTGAAAAAGACCGCCATCGCATTCTTGAATCAGGTTATATTGACTCATGGAATAAGCTTGACCGCCTTTGCCGTGAACAAGGGGTTCCGTCCATTGATGACATCAAGAAAATGATCTTGATTGAATGTGAAAGGGATCAACCACGTGAATCAATTATCGAGCGGCTTATTGTAAAACTCCAAAAGCAAGAGCGTCTTGAAATTATTGATGTCATCAACACAACCAAAAACCTGAAACTTCGCCCTGCCTTATGAATGAGAAAGCATGTGTGGTCGAAACAGAAAAAGGCTTCACTATTTACCCCCCTGGTTCTCCATCCCCCGTTGGCTCATACCCAACTGAACAAGACGCCGCACGGGTTTGTGACCTCAACGGGTGGGAAGTTGGAAATGGCCAAAGAAGCAAAACTTGAAAAAGCAATAGGCGATTTTGCCCGGTCAAATGGGTGTCTTTATTACAAGTTTTCTTCGCCGTCAAATCGGGGCGTCCCGGATCGAATCATCATTGCCCCAACTGGCAAGATTCTGTTTTTGGAAATCAAGGCACCGGGGGAAATACCAACTAAGTTGCAGGGGCGGGAAATGCACCGGATAAATTCTAACAACGCCAATGCTGATTGGGTTGATAACATCGAAAAAGCAAAACAGTTAATAAGTAAATTATGCGAATCACAACCGAAGAACTACGGGCAACCGTCCGCCGTTTGAATGACAACGCCATTTGGGGATTACTGACAAAGCCGCAACGGGCTTTTGTTTCCAGCGTGAAACGCAACCGTTCTTTCACCCGATCCCAAAAAGAACAAATTGAAAAGCTTCGTGAAAAGTTTCTCACCGCTTCAGCATCAAAGCCTTGCAATTGATTGGTTGAAAGAACGGGAAGAAGCTGCCCTTTTTGCGGGCATGGGGTTGGGCAAAACAGCTTCGGTTCTTTCCGCATTTGACTACCTTTCAACCACCGGTGCAATTAAAGGGCTACTTGTGATTGCCCCGCTTCGGGTTGCAACTTTAACTTGGCCCAACGAAATTGAGAAATGGCAAGAATTCTCATGGATGAAGGTTGCCAACCTTCGGACAAAGGAAGGACAAAACGCTTTTGAGAATGGAACTGCTGATATTTATTTGCTTAACTATGAGCAAATACCCAACTTTTGTAAAAGGCATTTGAAGGGCAAGCGAGTTCACCAAGTCCCAGTGAACGCAGTTGTTTGGGATGAGCTTTCAAGGGCTAAAAACCATTCGGCGAAACGAATCAATTTGTTTCGTCATTACAGACGGTTTTTCAAGTTCCATTGGGGGTTGACTGGCACCCCGCACCCAAACGGGCTTTTAGATATATTTGCACAAATCAGATTGCTTGATGACGGCAAACGGTTGGGCAAAGCTTTTACCTTGTTTCGGGATACTTATTTTAAGGTTTCAAACCCTTATTCGGATTTCCCCAAATTTGAACCACTCAAACATTCAAATGATGTCATCTTGAAAAAAGTCAGCGGTCTTGCATTGACTCTTAGAACAGAGGATTGGCTTGATATTCCACCAACCCGGTTTGAAGACATTGAAGTTTCTTTGCCGAAGGATGCCGCCAAAACTTACAAAGAGCTTCAGAAAGAATTTTTGGCCGAGATTGAAGGTAAAGAAATCACGGCGGTAAACGCCGGAGTTCAGGTTATGAAGTTGCTTCAAGTCACTTCGGGGGCCGTGTATGATGACGAAAAGCGGGTTGTGCCAATCCACCAAAAGAAGATTGAAGCACTTCGGAAACTCAAGAAGCAACTTGGCGAACCGCTTCTTGTGGCAACACACTTCCGCCATGAGCAAGACCGGATCAAGGCGGCTTTTCCTGAAGCTGAAAAGTTCGGGCAAGACACGCTTCCACGTTGGCGATCTGGAAAGATTCCAATCCTTGTTGCCGATCCCCGAAGTATCGGGCACGGTGTTGACGGCCTTCAAGACGGGGGCCGGGTTGCAGTATGGTTCACCCCGCCTTACTCAAGGGAACTTTGGGATCAATTCAACGCCCGGCTTGCTCGAACCGGCCAACAGCATGAAACCTTGATTTACCGGTTGCTTTGCCCCGGAACCATTGACGACGCTGCCGCCGAAGCTTTACGAGAAAAGGGTTTAGGCCAATCAGCATTTTTGCTTGCAATTCGCAACCTGCAAAAATTGGTCAAGACCAATTAAGCCGGATCGTTGATGATGCCAACGCCGCCGGTGACTTTCAACCGATCCCGGATTTCTTGTTGGCGGCTTTCAACAGACGCCAAAAAATCCCGAATCTTTTCATCTTCGGGGAGAAGTGAACCAAGGGCATCCCGCAAAACTTCGCTTTGAGTCAACAAGCTGGCAACGCCATCCCGAAGCAATTCGTTTTCAGTCAACAAGCTGGCAACGCCATCCCGCAAAATTTCGCATTGATCCCGAAGGGCTTCAACTTCCGCTTGGGTTGGTGTCGCTGAAAAAGTCAGTCCGGCAATTGTCCCGTCCGCCGGAATGGTGATTCCTGCAATGGCCCCATTGACGGGAATTGAAATGCTCGCAATAACGTTGTCACCGGGGATCGTGATCCCACCAATGACGTTATCACCCGGCAAAGAACCAGCGGCATTTTCAACCGTAGTAAGCGGGGAAAGTTCAGTTGTTGGCCGTGCCCCGTTTGCTGCCGGGGTTCCCGAAACCAAAAGCTTGTTACCAGTGAATGCCATGTTCTTTAACTTTCGGATTCATATAAAACATTTCCTTCATCGTCTGTCAAAGCGTTTTCTTCGTCATCAATCATACGGACAAGACCAACAACCCCAACCCAAGTTTTAAAAAGGGAAGTCCCTTGGTTTGTTGCTGCAACCCGGACATTCAGACGGCCCGGCGTAACCGGTAAGTAAAAGAAGCTTGTCACAACTTCGCCAACTTGAACCCAAGTAACACCTTCATTGAAAGATTGCCCAATGATATAACGCTTTGCCCCAAGGACTGGTTCCCATTTGATGATTGCATCCGTGATTGTGTTTGGGAGGGCTTCAACCGTAATTCCTGACATTGTGGGGACATCGGGCAAAGAAAGAACGGAAGACGTGCTTGTTTTGGCCGGGGCGGAAACCCCATCGAATGAATGTGGGATTGCAGAATAATTCACGGCAGTTACTTCAACTTGATCGTTTCCAGCATTCCGAATGCTTGTCACTTTCATTTGTCGGTAAAAGTCATTCGTCACCCCAAAAAGGAAAAGCGAAGGATGCCCGGTGTTATCATCCTGAATCAAAGAATTCAAAACGTTTGAAGGTAAAGCAGCTCCAAGGATCAACACGTTGCTTGTTGCCCCTTGTGTGACAGAATACGGCCCAACGGTGTTTCCGTAACGATCCCGAAAAGCAATTTGATGATTCTCACCTTCGGCCCATTCAAGCTTGTTCAGTGAAGTGACTGTTGTCCCTGAAATGCTTTTAAGCCGTCCCGATTGCCCCCATTGAGGTAAGTCATGGGCAACGCCAATGAAAGCCCCGTATCGGGGAATACGGCCTTCTAAACCAGTCCTAAATTTAACTTGTTCCCGAACATGGCGTTGGTTTGCCCGAATATAAAGCCCTTCCCGATAAGCAATGTCCCGATCCGTAACACCGGGAAGCGGAACACGTTTTGGCCGAACGGGTTCAACGGGATCATCGTCAAGCCCGCAAACAATGGATTCTTCTTGGAACGTTTCAGGATCGGTGTAAATTATTTCAATGGCATCCGGTTCAGTGTCATCGTAAAGCGAAACTTCCCATTCAAATGTGTTTTTAACAATGTTATGGGGGCCAAATAAAGCAGTTGGTAAAGAAGCCGGGCCGTCTCGAACAATGGTTAATTGAGTGCCAACGATCATTGGAACACCCCGCCCCGCCCGTGCAACTGTTTTTGCAGCTTCCAAGACGGTTGTTTTGTTAGCGAAAATATAATCAAAGTATTCGCCCCGTCCGTCATAGAATGGTTCAAGCGTTCCCCAAAGTTCTGTTAAATTCAGCATTGAATCAGCAAGCCCGCCGCCATATCTGGCACGGAAAATTTCACAAAAAGCCGCAACAATTGATCTTGTTGCCATTGGGTCAGACCAACCCGTTTCTGAATCCCAAAGCGGCAATTTTCGAGTCACCCAAACGTTAACCCGTTGTTGTGAATTATCGTTTAGATTATTTGTTGCACGGGCTTGGAAGGCAAACAGTGAAACACCCCCAAAATCGGTTGTGTTTGGCAAGAACGCCCTTGCCCCACCCCATTTCAAAGTATCGCCAACACGGTGTGAATTACTTGCATCGTTTGTTCTTCGAGCGCGGACTTGCCAACGCGCATTTTCAGGCAAGGGGAATTCTTCAGTGAACCGAAGGGGGGTTGTGGTTCTGTCCTGATAGCCTTGGGAAAGTGTGTAAGTTTTACGAACCCAAGTTTTGTTAAACCCGCTTTCCTTGTTTGAGTATATGTTAATAACATCCCCCGGTTGGCCCAGTCCATCACTCGGTTCCCAGGTAACTGTTTTTAATTTCCAAGAGCCCGCCTTGGCTTTTTTACCTTTGTACCCTTTTGTAACCTTTCTTTTCCTCGTTTCTATGCGCAAAAATTGATCTGGTGCTAGCCAACCCCCTACAGAGTTGCCTAGATCATCAACTTTTTGAAATTGAACCTCAAAAGATACCTGCCTGCTGCTTAAACCGCCGTCATTGTTCGAGTAGTAGAGTCCTTGAGGAAGAATGAAGTCTAATTCAACACGGTTGGTTGATGTGCCTGCCGGGTTCAGCACAAAAGGCCCTACCCAGCCAGAGTATTCGCTTTCATTTGGCCCAAACAATTCGATGTTCCCGATTTCTGAAGATGTCACAACGTTGTTTTCAAAAAGGTTTACATCTTCACCGGGTTCGATAAAATCAAATTCAGCACCTTCAAAGTTTGCGATCTGCGTATCCTCAAGCAAAGCATCCAACGCTTGGTGTTCACCCTGCCCAATGCAGAAAAGAGCATAATAGAATTGTTCGTTGTTGCGGTATTTGTTGTAAACGGCGGCAGCGTAAGAAGGCCAACGCCGAACTGTGCCAAAGCAAACTTCAATTGGTTGCCCCAATCGGAATTGGTTGTATTGGCCTTCAAGTGTAAACACCGAATCAGGTTCGGGGATGTTACCCGGTGTCTTTGGTTGCGGGGTAGGCAATGCCAGCGTGACAGCAACGGCGGCAACAACGGCGGCAGCAACAGCAATGACAATCAGGGTGATCGGATCACCAACAACGGGGATGATCGAAACAATGTCCCCATCTTTGAGTTTGCGGCTTCGCCATTCGTCTTGAAGAATGGGTTCGTCATTCACACAACAAACAGTTGGGTGATTAAACCGAACAAAGCCGGGGAACTTTTGACATAACCAACCCCAAACGGTTTGTTCCGGGCTTTGTGTCACCCGGTCAAAACGCCGATCAAAAGGATTCTGAACTTCTACAAAGTATGCCATTTGAAAAACTCGATTCGGTTCCAACCTAAGCGTTTCAAATCTGGCAAAGAATCTGCAACCGTGCAAGTTCCTTCTTGGACATGCACAACAAGCCCCCCATCGGCTTCAGTCCAAACCCCAACATGGTGAAAAGTTTGACGCCGGGACATACCAACAACAGCAAATTCAAACGGCTTTCCAACCCGTTGCCATTGATCTTTGAAGCTTGCCCCGTGAATTGCCCTTGCGAACGCTTCAGCCTTTCTTGGGCTAATTGAAGGGTAAGAGGGCAGAGCAACACCCAAGTTCACACTGTAGACGTCTCTGACAAGCTCCCAACAATGCCATTGTTCAGACCAAGGCTTGCCAATTAGGTTAGTTGCCCAATGAAGGGAACCGGGTTCGTGTGTAATACTCATTTGGAAATGGCATGTTGAGAATATCAGCGTAAGAAGCACGGCCCGAAACCTGAAGGGTTGTGATCTTCAAGTCTCGAAGGTTCAGTTGCAAAGGCGGGTCAAGTTGCGGCTTGGTCAAATCATTTGAAAGGTAAGGCCGGTAAGTCACAACAACCGGGGTGTTTGTGCCAACAACTTGTTTGATAAAATCGGAAATTCGGCGGTCAACATTATCAATTGCGATTCGCAAATCTTGGGTTCCGTTCTCCCCCGTTGGTGGGAGTGTAAACCGAAAACCAGAAGCTGTGAAAACAATTGGTTCTTCACCTTCAGCTAGGGGCAAAGACTTGTCTCCTCTTTGGTCAACTAAAAAGAAGTCTGGTGAAAAGCTCTCATGGTGTATTTGGATTGTCTCGTAAATGACTACACCTTTTGGGGCCGAAGCATAAGCTTCTTTAATTGCATCTTTCCAGCTAGACATTTCATTGTATTAGTTTTGCTGGGACTTGTTCGCACGCCCCTCTATAACCACCAGGTGTAACCGAATATCTTCCAGCTCCTGGCTGTTCATGTCTATTCGGGCACGGTTATAATCGATCTCTTCACCATTGTCATTAACCAATAAAACAACATTACCGAAGTCTCGATTGGCGTCCTCAGCTGTGTACCGCGTCCCCATGCGGAGTTGCTCCGTGATGACAGCGAGCTGCAAGTTTTGTGTGTTATTCACGTTTTGGTTAGCACGTATGTCTCCCAGCGCCTGCTTACATATGAATGCAATCGCCCCCATAAACAGCATGGTAATTGTGTTTAGCGTTATTTGAACTGGCCGATCTCTAATTTCTTCTCGGATTGCTGTCATTTTACCCGTTACGTTTTGCGGAATGCCTCCCCACAGGTGTGAAGAAGAATCCAATAACAATTTCTGTTATTGTGAAAACTTTGTCCATAGTCCATATTCTTAGCGACGTGGGCCGGGTCGTTGTGTCAACGCTCCCCGTGAGCCACTCAAAGAATCCTGGCGTTCGCTGTACTTCAATGATTTCGTTTCCTCCGTAGTAGACACAGAACCCGGCCAGCAGGCAGAATGTCCACAAGACCATCCAGCCAAGGCCACGCCTAGTAAAACGGGTAGAGTCGTGAGCAGTATCGTCAAAGTGAGCTTCATGGTAGCGGTTGTTTTTGGCGTTAATTAGGGCAAGGTTTTGCTCATGTTGACGTTGCTTATCGACGCTTCGGTCTTCCAGCCACGACGTGAACATGAACGCCCCTACCTTGAGAACGGCGCCAATGAGGACATTTATAATAGCTGGCGTCATACTTTGGGGGCTTGTGGGAGTTCAACGATTTTGCCTTCTTTAATTTCATAAACCTTCCCTGTTGTTAAGTCTAAAACCAAGACAGGCATTCCGTTTTCGTCAACTTCTAGTATTTCGAAGCACCTGGGTAATTTTTCTTCAACTGTGTTATCTGCTGCTTGCAACCCGGTTCCCCTGTAAAAGAATACAGAAACGGCAATTATTAGCAGTAAATAGGCTAATTCGGTGTTCTTCATAATTCTAGGGCTAGCTCCATATAGAGTTACTGTGCGCGTGTTCTCTGGTTGCGTAGATCGACGGGTTTGGCAGTGTGCCCTTGCCCACGACCAGGCGGCCAATATCGATGTCTGTCATGCCTGAGCCTGCGACGATCTGCGCCTCATCCGTGGCTGCCCACGTCCATGCTGACCGTTCCGAATAGGGGTCGCCCGTGATGCCGTCCGGTACATTAGCGCCGTTTTGGTAGATGTAGATGCGCCCCAACTCGGGCTCAACGTAGGCAAAAAGCTGCTGCCATGCGTTGGCCGTCCAGCCGCTGGGTGTGATACTGTTCCCATCTGCTTCATGCCGGATTCCGAGCGTGGTCGCGCCAAAGGTGCGAACCTCCAGCTCTCCGAGGCGCGCCAGTGTGCTTGTTGCCGCTGTACCTGTGCCAGGCAGCCGGAAAGTAAGCGCCACCCAAAAGGGTGTCTGCGTACCACCCAATGCCGCCCCTAGCGTGCCTGCGCCCGTGTCAGCTCCCAATAGAACCTTGAGCGTTGTGCCCGTGTTGCGAAGCTGGATAGAACGACTAGCAGCATCATAAGTGACGCCTGTGCCAACATTGCTTGCCGTGCGCCAGTCGGAAGGCCCGCCGTACGTGTCTACCAGTGTGGCACTGGCGGGAACGCTGGCGGCCTGCGTGGGCCACGTTGCATCACGGCTGAGATCCAGCACCGTCAGCACCTTGTCCGACCAGATGGGGTCATCGAAAACCGGGAGAAAGCTGCCTGTGAAACTTTTGTTGAACGGGCCAGCCCAGTTGTGAGGCAAGTCACGCCAGCCATTCCCGCCTTGAACGGACAAAAACAGCGATGGGCGAACAAGATTGAGCCCGTAGGCGCTGCGCTCATCAGGTGCGCACCCGATCAGGCTTAGGTGAAAGTTGACGGCGTTCCAAGGGGTGCCGAATAGCTCATAATCCGCTGTGTTGATGATGTACCCATTATCCGCGCGTAGGTGCCAGTTGCTGAACTTAGGCGCATCATACACGCTGCGTCCAGACCATCGCACCGACGGCAGGATAACATCAGCACTTCGGCTGCGCCAGCGCCCACCATTGGCCACAAAGTCACGCCCAAATAGCCCCCGGTAGCAGAACCCATCCGTGTCAATATTGGTGTTCTCGATGGTAAAACCCTCAAGGTCTCCACGCGTGGAGCTGGATGTGGAAAAGACTTCAAAGCCGATAGAGCCTGCCAAGTTAGGTGCCGAGAAGTTGCAGTCTCGAACGGTGACGCCTGCCACCGTCTCCCCAGCAGAGGCCGTCAGGCGCATTGACTTGGCCGCATTTTTAGCCTGAACGTTGTCGACTAAAATGGTGTCCATCCCACCATTGACCAGCACAGCAATGGAGCCTGATTGACTGGTACAGTCAATAGTCCCGTTGCGCAGGGTGATGTTATTGCCGCCGCCGTATTCCTTCTTGATGTTGAAAGCACGAATAAAGCCATCTAGCTCAAAGTCCTCAACCAGCACGCGGTTACTGCCGCCTGTGTCGATGGCTTCATCGGTCTCCACCATGGTGGTTTGGCGGGCTCCGCGAATAATACGCGCTGATGCGCCATTGACCCGGCCAAAGTCAATGACCTCAGTGTTGCCTTGGCTGTCGATATTCACCAGCTCGTGGTTGCTGCCGCCAGCGTAGCTGACCAGGTGCGCGTCCGTCTGGTACTCAACACCGCCAGAGTGACGCCTGCGGATGCGCTCCATACGGGTGTTGTCAGACTCCCAAAGTTTGATCCCCAGAGCGTCCGTCTGAATATCCTCCGCACTGAAGTCGTCATAATAACGCCCCCAAAGCAGTGAGTTTTTCCAGAAGGTATCATCGACCACCAGCCGCCCGGCAGCCAGGTCTGCGGCGAAGTCTGTTGAGGTGTGGTTAACTTCAACGCGCACATACCAGTCGCGCGCCGTGTTGTCTGTTTTGCCGCCGATTGTGGCGATGTGGTTGAAGCCAACGTACTGGCCAGCGACGTAGGCTTGGCCGCTTTGCCATTCAGGCGGTGCGCTCTGGCTCTGCATACCGACGCCCCGGATGCTTACGCCTGGGATGCGTGGGTCGCTACCTGTATCGGGGTACCCCCCAAAGCAGACGCCCCACCATGCGCCCGGCGTTCCGGGGTAGTCATTTTGTCTAAACGCAGGCCGGAAAATGGTGTCCTCTGGCCCCTCCCCCAGAATTGTCGTGCGCTCGGGTATATTGGCTACACGGCTACCGAGATAGTAGGTGCCTCGTGGAAAAATATAAGTGTTCCCGGGGCCCCTGTCATTGAAAAGACTTTGAAGCGCGGCGCTGTTATCCGTGACACCGTCATTAGTGACACCGTAGGCCATAACGTCTATTTCTCGCTGGGAAAGGTTGCTAATAACAGCGCTTACTTGGGCGTTGGTGTCTGCAATTAGTTGCGCGTTCCGCTTTTGGAAAGACGGCATAATTGTGCCATCCGGGGTTGTAACATCCGTTTGGTCATCGGATTCGATGTAGTTGTCCAGAAAACTTTCATTTTCGATGAGGGATGCAACTGCGTCACCAAGTTGTTTTCCTGTTGTTTCCGTCATGGCTATGGGAGGTTGTCAGTTGTGGATGGTAAAGTAATTTCAACCAAAGAATCAAGATTTGAAATTGCCACCAAAAAGTCATTCTCGCCTTGCTCACCTTCAAGAAGAATGTCAAGGACAGCTTCGGAAACTTCTTTCGTGTCTTGGACTAAAAGGGTTGCTGTTACGCCCCAGTAAAGAACCCCCCGATGAGAAACTTGGTAAGGTTCAGAGCCTGAAACCCATTGAGTTTCATAAGTATCAACCGAATCCCCAAGGTAAAGTTGCATGTCAAACTTCTTAGTTCCCCGCAAAAGTTTAGTTGCAAACCAATTTTTGAAAATCAAAAATTCCTTGTTGCTGAACAACCACGAAGCCCGGACAAGTTCGAAGTGCTCACCAAAACGAAGACGCTGCAAAGGAGCACCCGTTTCAAAAGTGGTTTCGATAACCGCGTTTTTGGGTTCGATTTTGTACGCCGTTGTTGGGAACGGCAATAAACTAGGCCATGCTTCCATTGCCATCACGCAACCCCCCTTCGAATTCCCTGATAATTGCTTTCAAGCGCCCTTGGAACTTCTCCGTCACCAGTTTGGATTGTCGACGCAATACGCCTCTCAGCCTCACCAACTATGACCTCAATCAACTCACCGTCTTGCGTTTGGGAACGGCGGGTTGTTGCTCTTTCGCCCGAATGGTTGTGTATGACAACTTGAACATTAGTTTTGCCCGAATTAGGGGCTTGGCCATTTGCCATATCCAGCAATTGCTTTTGCTGACTGAAGTTCAAAATCATCTCGCCCGAATTAACGTTAGCAGTCTGGTTATCCCCGTTGAAGTTGTTGCCCCCAACAATGCCACCATGAGCAAAATTGCCCGTTGCCAATTGGCCGATTGTTTGACCGACCATCAAGCCAACCGAAGCATAACCCAAAGCCCGGATTGCGGCAGACATTGGAATTCCAAG